GGAACTGGTTTAAAAAAGTATTAACGCCCGTTGAGGAGAGTCGCGAGGCGCTAAACAAATGCGCCAGCGCCGGGCAGACTTTTGGCGAAGTCCTGGGGACCGCACTTAGCGTTCTGCTTTGGCCGCTTCAGAAGTTAATGGAAGGCGTCGGCTGGTTACTGGAGAAGCTCGATCTCATCCCCGATGGCATTGAAAGAGCCAGGCTGGAAGCAGCCAGACTCAGGGCTATTCCGGTTATGTGGGAATGGGATGAAAAATCCGGGCGCATGGTTAAAAGGGAGTGGCAATGGTCATCTGAAAAGCCTGCAAGCAAAGGCAGCGCCCCGCCGCCCAATGTGCTGGGGGGAAACTCTGGAACAGAGCGGCGGCTGGGCCAAATCGCAGATAACACTAAAGGCCTTTTAGATGAGGAAAAGCGAAAACGTATCGGGCCGGGTGACATTGTATTTAAAAACCTCCCTCCAGCCTTTGCGGTGCGTGGTGAATGGCAGGAATCGAAGCTTATCCGCCAGTCTGTCAGCGCTCGCCCGGTTATTGCCGCTGGCGAACCATTGATAAAACAGACGCAGGCATGGCAACCGGTACGCCGAAATCAAAGCACCCACACGGCGGCTGCGGCTTCAGGTGGTAGTTTTTCCGGTGATATTCACGTCCATCTGCACGGCATTCAGAGCAGCAATCCGCGCGAACTGGCGCGACTTGTTGGCGAAGCGGTCCGCGCAGAAATTGACAAACAGCAACGCGCTGCCCGGGGTTCATTCCGGGACCATGATTAACAGGAGTTATGGCTATGATGATGGTATTCGGGCTCTTTGTATTTGAACTCAGGACACTGCCCTATCAGCAGTTGCAGCTGTCCCGTAACTGGCGGCACGTCAAAAATGATCGTGTTGGCCGTAGCGCAAAATGGCAGTATGTGGGCGCGGGTGAAAATCAGCTTACGCTGGGGGGACTGCTCTATCCAGAAATTACCGGCGGCAATCTATCATTAGGTGCCGTCTCGACAATGGCCTACACCGGGCTAGCCTGGCCGCTGATCGATGGCGTCGGGTCCATTTACGGGATGTATGTCATCACGGGCTTGCAGGAAACGCATCAGGAGTTTGATCGCTACGGCAAAGCGAAAAAGATAGAGTTCACACTCTCGTTGCAGCGAGTTGATGAAGATATCAGGGAGCGATTGCAGAGTATCAATGCGAGCGAACTGATAACAGTACTAAATGCTCCCGCTTAAAATACGTTGGAAACAATATATCATTGATAAGTTCGATTAAAAACACAAAAAGGATTTGGTAATCATCAGGGCTATAAATAGCATTGAAAAAACACAGAAAAAAAGAGGATTCAAAAGACATTAAATCCTCTTGAAATAAAATTCAGATTATTAATTCCATCCATGAATTAAGCACATCTTTATTATCAAGCTCAGAATTAAGTAATGAAACAGTTTTGGAATATTCAATTCTTAGTTGATCTGATAGCGCACTTACTTTTAACTCACCAACCAAGGCATCTCTCTCCATAGTCTTATAAACCAATAACTCTTTGTTTTTTATACGCGAAATAATTTTTAGTGCAACAGAATAACGACCTTTTTCAATTTCTAAACGGCACTCCAACCCCAGCCTAATATCATTTTTCTTATTGTCAAACTGTCTAGATAACCTGCTCAATATTCCTTCTGCTTCTTCAAACTTTCCCGCCCGAGTATAGCAAGTTACCAGTTGGGAAAGTATACCAAAGGGTGGTCGTTCTCCTTTAGCCGATTCCAATGCATATTTTGCTGCGTTTAATGCCGCTGGCACATTCCCAAACCTTAACTCAACAGTTGATAGTCGATGTTGAACGAAAGAAACCGTATCCATTTTTTCAAGTTTAAGTAACCCTTCCCTGGCTTTTATCTCATCACCTTCACGTGTAAAAATTTGAATATATAGATCAATAAGATACTTTGTTTCATTACGACTCATTGCCTCTAGAACATAACGTTTAGCTTCTGCCATTTTATTATACAAGTAATAGCACATAGCTAATTCACGTTTTACAGCAACCCCCCTGTGCCCGCTCCGCTCAGCGTCATGAAATGAGTTTATCGCATCAGGTAACTCCCCTCTTTTTCGATGATAAAATCCAAGCAGAAAAGACACATTTCTTTTAACTGCGTATTTTGAATAGGAGTTTATATTATCCATTGCGAGCTCCCATTGTTCATCCTGTATATAGCTTCTAATTAGAAGCTCTTTAGCATTTTCATTATCACTCACTTCCGCAAGAGATAACTCAGCAAATCGGATACATTGCTTATAGTCACGTTGATGATAATAATCTTCGGCAAGCCTTATCAAATCATTTGACATATGAAATATTTCGCCAATTGGTTGACCACTCCGTGCTGCAGCCCTAAACAACAACCTCATCAATTCTAACCTAGGCAATTCTTCATTTTGTGATGCCAGATATAATTTCAATGAATGATAAGTGGCTAAATGATCGACACCTTTTTCCTCTCGAAATAAATTATTTACAGCATCTAAAATAGGCTCCGAAATATAATATAAACTTCTATCGTTTAAAACAACTAAGGAATTTTCAATCAACTTTATAATGCTCGCCGTAACTTGCTTGACATCTAGCTTTAGCACCTCAACTATAATGTTAATTGACACCGGGCTATATTTCCCCAGAAAACTTAATACTTGTTTATCTATGGAATCAAAAAAATATTTATTTAAAAAATCAACGAAAAATGAAGTTCTGAATTGCACAAGTCTATTCTTATCAGACAATACAGCATCAACGCCATATTCTTTCAGTAATTGAACCGCATAGTAAACAGAAGGAGGGAAACCATTTACGTATTCACTTAATTCAGTTATCTGAGGTGCAGTTAATACAATTTTCGTGTCAACTGCTACTTTTGATAATAACCGTTTGATATGATCCTGTGATAATGGTGCGAGTTGTAATGAATTTTCTATTTCATTTGATTTTCTATTGGAAATAACAAACAAATATATTTCACCCCTCGACGTTATATTTTTTAAAATAGTACGAACTGACTGTTTGTGATAGCCATCTGAAGTAAAAAGCCCACCATCATCGATTAAAACAGGTAATTCTTTATTTGCAACTGCAGTGATAAGAAGACTTAGTATACGTTCAACCAGTTGCTCCTCACTTTCTCTTCTTATCGTGTCAATAAGAAATTCAAAACCTTCTTTAGTTGAGTAAGGTTCCAATTGCGTGGAGAATTTAACTGTAATGTCTACTAGCTCATCTCCATCAGAAACAGAAATAGGTAATAGCCTGTTGAAAGCTAATGTGAGACTTGCTGCATGAGATAAAAAAGTACGACGTCCTATATGAGGAAGACCATATATTGATGAAATTTTTGGTGCTGGCAAACCAATAGGAGTCATCATAATTTGAAATTTTTCAAGATCGGCTGAACGCCCCTCGAAATAAGACTTCTGAGTCATCATTAAAACTTTATCAATATGAGTTCTAATTTCTCTAGACACCAATTTTGGAATATTAGTGGATGAAATCTTAGCACGATTCAGCCATGCAGGTAAGTCTTCAGGTTTTATGTCTGAATCAATAATAAAAACCACTGCCTTCTGAATGTTTTTCAATAACACTTGGTATCTAGCCTCTTTTATTTCAAAGTCTACCCAAATGCTTTTCAGTGATGCTTTGCTGGCAAATAAAACAAAAATAGACGTATCCAATAGGAAATTTTCAATAGAATCTTTAAAAGATTCAGCATTATCAAACATCTGCTCATCAAATACACAATACTGTCTTCCTAAATCAATCGCGACGGACCTAACGAATTCTTTATCTGCCCATGAATGTGAAAGAAATGCTTTGCTCATACCCACTCCTTGAAAAATATTACAAACTGTATTCTTTAAATACATTCTCATAAAACACAAATTCAATCAAGTTAGTTAATGCAGCTAACATTCTAATTAAAACAACTTAACCCTATGAAATAATTCACTTTTTAATAACGAGTCAATTTTTTAACAAATAAGATTATAATTAGAACTATATAAACGTAGTGTTATCACAATTTATTCTTGTCTATTTATCTTATTCTGTTTATTAGATTTTTGGTTCACTTTTCGTTCAAAAACCCCTCTAAAACATCTTAAACATGTTGACATAAAAGAATCATCAATTATCTATATTACTATGATTTTTAAAAAATACGCTTCCACATGCGCAACGATACAAACTCGTTAGTCACATCTATCGCTACGTTAGTAGACTCTCTCAAACCGTTATCATCTACATAGGTCCCTTCAGTAAGAGCCAGCGGGCCACTTTTCTGGTTATCTGTTCCATGAGTTGTGGTGGGGTCCCAGGTGGCGCCGGGAGATCTATCACCTGAACGGTGCCAGTGGGGAGGCAAGTTATCCGCCTCAAGTTTTACTTTGTTACTGCCACCGGTCATGCCGTATTGAGAACCAATCCTGACAACCCTATCAGCAAAGGTTTCGCTTAAATCCGTCCACGTCTGCCAGGGGAAACGCTCTGCTGGGCTTTTTTCACCTGAAATGATGATCCCAACGTAAAAAATAGCGTCAACAATTGTCTTATAGGCCGTTCCGTCAATGTTGAGTCCCAGTGCCTTCAGGGCTTCGGATGTATCGCCCAGATCGGAAAGATTATTTTCTTTCTGAAGTGCGCCGGCGATACGTGAATCATCCCCCGCAGCTATCGTTCCCGCCGTGGTGCCCACATGCCGCGTGGCTGAATTCCCCAGCTTCAGATTTTCCCGTGCCTCGCCAGTGTCTGCTAAATCTGACAGGTTCAGGGCACGGCGGAGATAGCGTCTATCACCCGCTTCCTGCGTAATTGTGGCAAGCGCCGGATCGATAACCAGCTGCACATTTGAGCTGTGCGTCAGTGTCAGCACCAGCGTCAGAATGATCTCTTTGATGATCGAATCAGATTGCGCCGGGAGATATGTCGCCGGGTATGCGCCGTAAGCGATGAGCGTACCCTTTGAACTAACCAGTCCAGCCTCTCTGAGCGTCTCACCCGGATAATCCTGGCAGTTGATAACAATCTGACCGCTGATAAACCCCTCATAGCTTGAATCAGAGTCAAAAGTTTCACGGCCAAACTGACCAAAAAGCGCCGTCACCGCCGCCAGGTCATCGGGATCGGTCGGCAATGTCACGCCGCCACCATCGCCGATCAGTACGGCGGTAATATCCACAACCTCCCCCGCATGATACGCCGCCTCGATTTCAGCGGCGCCCGCCGTCGTTAGTGTCAGTCCTGTTGCCATAGTGTTTCCTCTGCTTCAATGCCATACACGCTGGCAAGACGATCATAAAAATCTTCACTGACGGTTTTGCTGTCGGCATCAATATCGCTTTCATCGGGATGAATAACCCCCGCAGCCTGAAGCATTTGCAGGTATTCAAGGAAAAATTCATCGGTCTGGCAAAATCCGATCAGGCTTTTAATTTGATTGAATGTTTTCATAACTTATTCGTTATCCAGTTACCGGGTAAATCTGTGAAATCGTCCAAGCTGGTACAGCTATAGAACGCGTAATAATGCGCTGTGACGTTTGGCACTTTGTCCATAAATACCAGGCCCTTACCTGTGAGGGCAGAGCATCCCCTGAATGTGGCCGTAGTGGTGACAATCGTCGAATAACTGTTGAGGTTGAATATCGTGCTGACGTTGGTTTTCAGTTGCACGCAGCCGTCAAACAGGTAGCCGATTGTCGTGGCCGGTAAGTTATTCAGCAGACCGGGCCCGACCTCTTCCAGTGCGATGCACTCGGCAAACACATTAGTGAATGTCGTGGCGTTGATACTGGCGACAAAAAGACCGGCAGGCACTGAGCGCAGGTTTTTACATCCCCTGAAGGTCTGGCCGTAGGCCGTCACCAGCGGGTTACCATTGAACAGATTTTCCGGTATTTCCACTACGCCGGTATTCTGGAACGTTGCGCCAAATGCGGTGATAAGCGGGCACGATGCAAACAGCGACGGCGGAATGTTCACCAGTGCCGCGCAGCCGTAGAACGTAGAACCGGCACTGATCAGCAGGGGGTTATGTTTCAGTAAATCAGCAGGCAATACCGCCAGCGCAGTACAGCCGGAGAAGGTCAGCGTCAGGGAAGTCAGATTGACGCAACCCGCAAACAGATCGGACGGCAGCGCGGCCAGCGCGGTGCAGTCCTGGAAGGTGCTCCCCATTGCCGTCAGAGAGGTCAGATCGCTGAACAGCTTTTCAGGCAGTACGGCAAGGCCCGAGCACTGGTTAAACAGGCCGGTGACATTCGTCACTTTGCTGCATCCTGCAAACATATCCCCGGCCAGCGATACCAGCGCCGTGCAGCCCATAAATGTATAGGTCAGGTTAGTCAGAGAACTACAGTCACGGAATGCCCCGGCCCCGATGCTTTTCAGAGATGTACATTGGGTGAATGCATAATAGAACGTCGTGACCAGTGATTTACCTGCAAAGGCCTCTGCTCTGACGGCTGTCAGTGAAGAACAGGCATAGAAAGCCCGGTCAAAGCTCGTTGCCTTGTAACAGTCCACAAACGACGGTAGCGCCGTTAATGCTGTGCAACTATTGAAGACGCTGGCAAAGGTAGTTACACTGACACACCCCTCAAAAATATCATCGCCCACTTCTTCCAGAACACGGCAATAGTAAAAAGCGGAGGAAAATGTTTGCGCAAGCGCACAGCCAGAAAACACAGCTTTTCCCGCTTTTACCAGTGAAGAACAGCCGGAAAAAACGGTTCCAAAATGGTTAGCCAGGGGTAAATCCTTAAAAAATTCATCAGGCACAGAAAGCAGCTGCGTGCATCCACTGAATGCCCCGCCGAAATGCGTAGCTTCCAGGCAGTTGCGGAACAGGCGCGGCGGTAGCTGCGTCAGCGCCGTGCAGCTTCTGAAAATCGCTGTAAAGACGCCACCAGGCACATCACTGAATAAATCTGCTGATAATGTTGTCAGCGCACGGCATCCATCGAAGGTATAACCGAAGTTATTTCCACTGACACACCCGTCAAAAATACCCGTCCCGGTATCGACAAGGGATGTGCATCCCGAAAACGCGCTGGTGAAATGCGTCGCAGCAGCACAGCCCCGGAATGTGTTTTTGCCAGCACTCAGCAGGCGCGTGCAGTTCTCAAACACTGAGGTGAATACCGTCACCTGAGACAATTCGCTGAACAGCCCATCAGGAACAGCAGCCAGTGCCGTGCAGCCATAAAACGCCGACGAAAAATTTGTGGCACCAGTAAACCGCGTAAATAAACCCTCTGGTAGTTCAGTCAGCGACGAGCAGCCCCGGAAAATAGAGTTACAATTCTGAATATTCGGCAGATCGTCAAAAGCCCCGGCATGAACCTTGTAAAGACCGGTTGCGCCGCTCGCGAAAGAAACAAGATTGTCCCTTTCTCCCGTCAGAAGAATGATTTCCTGCACAGGGTTCAACGTCACTGAAACGTTACCCGACGTGCGCTGGAAACTGGCGGTTTCCGTGTTCTTGACCGTTATTGTGTACTCTTCTCCCTCCACAACGTCACGCGTCGGAATAACCCAGCCGTATAAAGCACTGGCTGCATCAAAACGGTATTCCCGGCTGTCTGTTCCGTCGCCATAATCAATCGTGAAATCCTCATCCATGCGCACGTAGAACAACGGACGGCTCGCATTGTCGATGCGGGTGATGAACTTCATCACCGCGACCACTTTCACACTGATCACCGCGCTGACGCCGTTAGTCGTCGTGACGGTGACCGAACAGGTGCCCCGCTTCACGCCCGTAACCAGAATAGCGCCGTTGACTATTCTGGCGGTCGCAATTGTTTTATCCGACGTTGTTACCGTAAAGGTTTTATCTTCCGCGTATTCAGGGAGGATGGTCACCGTGACCATTTCCGCGTCACCAGGGGCCAGATTCAGCTCGTAGCGGGATAAAACCACCTGCAACGGGACAAAGCGCGGCGTGATTTTCTCCGTGGCGTACATGTAACCGGCCGCATATGAGGTTCGCTGAAGTCGGCCAAATACATGAACGGAAAACCAGCTGCGCAGGTTCCTGGCGCGCAGTACCGCAAGTTTCAGATCCTGCTGGTCGAATTCCGTCACCGGCAAATCGTTCTGATACACGTTCAGGCGAAAGGTATATGGATCCCCTTTCGGGTTCTGATTGAACCATTCAACAATATCCGTCCCAAAAGGACTGTCCACCAGGGCATGACGGACGGCGGCGACCGTCCCGCGATGCCGGTGGATGTAGTGGGCGCGCTTGATCGCATCGCGTTTCTTTTGCTCTGACCAGTTAATATTCCAGGTATCAACCTGATATTCCCACGCCAGCCACGGCAGGAGCGCCAGCGGGCAGCTGTCGGGATCTTTAACCCAACGGATAAGATACACAGGTATGCGCGCCAGTGCGGCGGCGCTGGCCCTGTCAATGGCCCGCTCCACGGCGGTAGCGTTGGGCGGCAGAATGCTGGCGGGATAATTAGCGGTCATAGTCCATCACCACAAGATTGATTTTCACAGAGGTGCAATGAGGCGCTTCGCCCATCGTCGCAACGACGTCGGCGGCCGGTGAATGCAAATCGACAGTGACAACGCCGTCCTGATGCAGCGCCCCGTCGATGCCCGACCGTGCAGCGGTGGCGTTGATAAGATGCACAGAGGCGGTGTATTCGTTCAGTGCGGCAGTGGCTTTTTCCAGCACCGTGGCAGTGTCCACGCCGTAAGGGACGTAAATGTCAGCAACCACCTGATAATTCACAATCACAGCGGAACGGACATAATCAGCCACATAATCCGTAATCGGGCGCACGTCTTCCGGGTTTACCGCCGCCAGGACTTTATCGAGCAGCGCCTGCGGGGCGGTCCCATCTCCGGTACGTGACAGAACGTAGAGGAAAACGCGGCCCTCCTGATCATGCGTCTCCGGGCCATAGGCGCGCACGTCGAGCACATCCGCATCAGCTCCCAGTGCAAAATAGTGATAGGCATTACGGGCACCTGCCGTGCTCAGGCGCGCCCATGAGAGCAGCGTGCGGGCGCGCAGCTCTTCATCGCTTTCGTATACGGCGTCCGCCTCGTCGGTGGCTTCGGTAATCAGCAGGCGTTCAGTGTCAAAATTTCCCGAGACCTGATCGAGATCCGCCCCCAGGGCGCTGGAAAGCAGCACCGCGCGCACGGCTTCATTGATGCGTTGCAGCAGATGGATCTCGCGATAGGTGAATGCCTGAGCCAGCGCGGCCATCGGTTCAGATTCCAGTAACAACGCAGCAGACACAGAAGCCTGAAGTTCCACAGGCATGGCCGCCACGATAAGCGCCCGGATATCAGTCAGCACCGTTTCAAAATCGGGCACCTCGACGATATCAGGCTGCGGGATCTGAGATAAATCGACGGACGTTTGCACACTAGCTCCTTAACCTGATTGTGTTGCTGGTTTCTGTCATGGTTTCCGTGATGGTGCCGCTCAGCTCGGCGGTCACTGCGCCTGTTTCTGAAAACACCACGTTGACGGTAGTCAGGCTGATCCGCGGCTCCCACTGCGCCAGCGCGATAGCGGCGGCGCCCATCAGCTGCATGCGGGTGACGGCGTTCTGCGGCGCATCGAGCAAATCAGGGATCGCGCTGCCAAAGTCCCGGCGCATCACACGCGAGCCGGTTGGCGTGGTGAGGATTTTTGTCACGGACTGCCAGAGCTGATCGTGATCGGTCAATGCGCCGGTGCCTTCCGGGTTCATCCCGGTATAACTGGCTGTCATTGCGGGCCTCCCGTGGTACTCCCGCCAGACTGCACGCCACCGTGTTTATGTTCGTGCACGGTGATCCCGTTTGACTGCAACACGCCGCCGGAGTGGATCACATCACCGGCCATCGTTCCGCCGTGGGTCAGTTCGAAAGTGCGCGCTTTAAGTTTTTCTGTGCATTCCACCTCGGGCGCGTCCAGCGTGACGCGGGTTTCTGCCTGGATATGCGCGGTTTTAATGCCGGTCACGGACAGCGCTCCGGCATCGTCGGCAGCGTCGTAATGCAGGCGCGCGCCATCCGGTGCGGTGATGCTGATTTCCAGCAGGCTGCTGCCCGTTGGCGGGTTATCTGCGCTGTATGCTGAACCAATCACAAACGCGTTTTCAGGGTTGCCGCCCGGGCAACCGATCCAGACCTGCTCCCCTATGGAGGGTGGCAGCCAGATGCTGAACGCCCCGGCGCGGGTCACGTTCCAGCGGATCCAAGTGGTCAGCAGCCTGCCGGAGCGAACGCGCACCGCTTGCTTGTCGGCGCTGATTTGCTCCACGACGCCCTGGCGCAGAATGTTTTCCAGCAGGCGCATCAGCTCGGCATTCATGACGCACCGCCCAGACTGCTGATAACGGCGTTTTCCGTCGCGATAAGGTCTCCCGGGGTCATGCCCAGCAGTTCACGCGCCGGGTACTGTGCGTAGGCGCCCGGGCCAACTTCATCCTGGAGGCCGTACTGGTGAATACGGGCAATGCGCGCGGCGATACCATCAAACCCCACGGAGACGCCCCCCGCGTCCGGTCTGACCTTCATAAAACGCAGGGTGCGCAGGCGGATAAACATCGGCGCTTTTTTTGTCTCCGTCTGCGTCGCGGATTGCGTTTTGATTTCCAGATAGCGTTCGATATCGGCCCGGTAAAATGTGCGGATATCCCGGCGCTTCTCGTCAAAGCCCGTGATTGTCCGGCCGTATTTCCCGCGCCCGCCGCGCCAGTTTTTCAGCGCCCGCACCTCGTTATTCCAGACGAACTTGATCCCCTGCTGGGTGCGGTAAACCTTGCGGCGGCGCACGGCATAGCCGCTGCCGTCCGGGTTTTTCTGTGACGCGATGCGGCGCTGCTGACTGCGGCGCACTGCCAGGCCAATTTTGCGCGCGGTACGGGTGCGCCCCGCCGGGCTGACGCCGTCGAGAATGTCCTGAAAGACCTGATCCAGCTCGCTGAACATGCGATCGCTCACGCTCCGGCCTCCTGAAGCATGCCTTCAAATACCAGCCCCCAGCCAGAGGCGTGAGGGACCAGCACGCGCGGGCGCGGCTCCGGCAAATGCTCGGCATACGGCACGCCGCTTTCATCCAGCTGCACCATTACCCGCTGACGCACCGGCAGCTCAAACATCAGATCGGCGGTGTCGTCGTTGTTAATCAGCGTGGTGAATTTAATCTGCTGGTTTTTATCGGGATTCAGCAGCAGATCGGGCTGATTAAACCAGAGCCAGGCCATCAGCGGCAGCGTGAAGTCGTCAATACTCCCGGCGTAGTTCATGACGAACAGAACCAGAGAATAGCGGTACATGAATGACGGCGTTTCACCGGTCGTTTCAATGCCACCCTCTTCAACAAACACCGTCCAGGCTTCCGGGTTCGCCCGGCACCAGGTATTTGCTTTCTCTATGGCGGCGCGGAGTGTGTTTATCTTCAGCATTTATGGCTCCTTTCGGGTGTTCTGGCGTAGACTGTCCCACTGGCGGATCGCCGCTTTGTCAGCATTGCAGGCATCAAGCGCATCCATCAGCCTGTCGCTGAATATCGCCACCGCGCCCCAGGTCACTGGCTTATCCAGCGCCGGGCGTGGCGTCTCTTCGGTCAGGCTCTCCGGGACGGGTTCACGGACCAGTTGAATGATCGGCGCGGGCGGTGTGTTTTTGCAGGCTACGACTGACAGCGTCAGGCACAGGAGTAACAGCGCACGTGTCACCATTGAACGCGGCCTGCATTGCTTCACGTCGTCGCTCCCCTTCTGCATTACGCTGTTGCTCACGGACTTTCACCTCTGCCAGTAACTTATGGGTTTGTATGGCGGTCGCTTTCACTTCCTGGATAACCTGGTCGTAACCGGTCGCCGTTTCGGTCAGCAACTTGTTGCGGGTCCTGGCCTCGCTCAGCTGGTCGGTCTGCCACCAGACAGCAGCCAGAAGGACAAGCATCACAATCACACTGCCCGCCCTCATGACGGCGTACTCAGGCCCAGCAGGCACCAGGCTTTAAAATCATTGCGCCGGTTAACCAGGCCGGCGGAGCGCGTGCCGCCCACATTGACGAAATCAGTCAGCCTGTTGCACATCTGCGGCCATTGTCTGGCTTGGGCATACTTCCAGATCGTGGTCCTCTGCTTGCGTCCGTTTTTATCGGTGAACCACATCAGCCCGGTGCAGCCCAGATTCAGGGCCGCATCCGTCATAGCCTCAAAGGTGAGTTGCGGCATGTCGGCACCATGGAAATTGTTATTGATGCAGTTCTCCGCCCGTTGCAGATCGTTGATCCAGCGCCGCGCTATTTCCTGGTTGCTGTATTCGCGGTTTTCCACGCCGCCCGTGGAGCCAATGCCAACCGTCAACACCCCCGCCGTGCAGTAATAAGGCGTGCTGCGGCAGTCTTCCCAACCTGCAATTTTCTGCTGCCCTTCTTTCGATGTTCTGACGCTCCCGGGCGCCAGCGAAATGCCCAGAGCCACTATCACCGCAATCGAACATTTTTTGATGATGTTCTTCATGCAGGTTTGTCTCCGTGCAGTTGCTCCAGCAACTGCCGCTCGCGGTCCGACAGGTTGCGGGTTTGCGCCTGGCGGAGAATCTGCTCGATCAAATCGTTACGGCGCTGGCTGGCCTGCTCAATGCGGCGGCGGTGGATCGCCAGCCGGACGGCGGAAACAATCCCCAGAAGAAGGCCAGCCAGCGCCAGTTTTTCGCTGACGGTCATGACGCCCACGCCGGTCACCAGGGCGGATGTTGCAAACGCAAAATATTCGTTAATACGATCCAGAGTCATTCCCATAACTGGACGGTTACCCGTTCCACCTCGCTGGTTATCACGGGCATTTCGATCTCCTGCCCGGCATTCAAAAATATCTGGTTGCTCAGTCCCGGATTGGCTTCGAGCACCTTCTCCGTGACACCTGCGGTTTTGCCGTAATGACGCCAGCAAAGCTGATCAACCGTGTCGTTTTGCAGCGCCCTGACTTTCATCAGAACAGCTCCGCATAGATCCGGGCTTCTTCCCGAATGTCAGCGATACTCCAGCGCCCGTCCCGCCAGAGATCATCTATTTGCCTGTCCAGGGCTTCGGCGTCTTTGTCACCTTTTGGCGTGGTGCCAACATCCCTGTAACCCTCCAGAACACTGGCGCGCGTGAAGGAGTAGACCGCACGCCGGAAGCGGTAAACTTTTGCGCTTTCGCCGTTAATCTGCTCGACAGGTTCACCGACAGAAGTCAGCAGCACAGAGGCCAGAGATTCCGCACCTTCCGCTTCCCTTTGCTTGCGCCAGTCCTTCAATTGATCCGCGACATGCAGCGCGGCCTCCGTTGCCATATGCATTAATCGGGATGTTGTAATGTCACCGGCGATGCGGGCAGCCAGGCGCAGATCGTGGAGTTTTACCGTCGGCCAGAAAGTGCCGATGGCAATCTGTGCGCCGCCGTCGTCCACGTCTGTCACATCACTTTCAGCAGGTCTGACGGGGCGCTGTGCGATAAAACTCATCGTCGTTTCTCCGGTAGGTCAGGCGGTGGGCGTCCGGTAAAAAGACCGCATTACTGGCAGATCGCCGGGCGCGCCGCCTGTGGCGCGGGGCCAGTTCATTACGCTCAGGCGTTTACTTTGTGGCGGTTTTCGTTGTCTTTTTTGCCGCCGTTTTGCGGGTGGCTTTTTGAGTACCGGCCGCCGTTTTCGTCTGCTTGCGCGTTCGTGTTGCTTTTTCTGTTGCGGGTGTTTCGGTTGCTGCTGTATCGCTGGATGAAGTCTCATCTTCCGCATCACCACTTGCCGCGCTGGTCTGCGGCGCCTTTTTCAAAGCGCTGACCAGAGAAGCGATCTCCCGTTTCACACCGGCACCCGGGTTCAGGCTCATGGCTTCCCGGAAGAGTTTCAGCGCTTCGCCTTTGGTTTCCGCGTCTTCCGTGTCGCGACGGCAAAACGCCCTCACCTTGCACAGCTTCGCGCGGACCTCATCCGGCATATCACTGTCAGCCACAATTTCGGCCAGCTCGTCCAGCATAGCGATAAAGCCTGATAAATCGGCTCCGGCGTCCGTGGTGGCGAGGTTCAGAATGGGATTGCAGATTTCTTCGGTCAGCACCGTGGGGGCCGGGCGGCGATAGTTGTCATCCGGCATGCTCAGGCCATGCTTAACGACATAGCGCCCGATGCGCAGCGCCAGCGCATAGTCGGAGCAGTCCACCGCCCACACCATCAGCGTGGTGATAACCGGATCGGCGCGTCCGCTGTCGCCCTCGATCGTTCCGTCAATCCATCCCTGAAACTCAGGAAGGATGCTGGCCTTTACCGCAGCCTTCGCCTGGCGGGACTGGATCTGGCTCAGCGAGGATTTATGCATATGCAGGCGAAAGAGGATCTGCTCATGCGCGGTGCGCGTCTCCGCGTCACGCTCATCACTGATGCCCCGCCTCTCTGCCATGACCTTCTGGAAGTGTCTTTGTGCCGGTGTCAGCATGCGTTCATTCTCCTAGGCGGGCTTGCTGCCCGCCATGTAATGGGGATTATCAGGCGAATGTCACGCCATCGATCATGGCAATCATGCCGTACTCTTCAATGACATAGTCATCATTGCTGGACTGGTAAGTCGCCACGCGGTTGTAGTGCGGCTCTTCCCGGATAGAGCGACGCAGGGAGCCTTTCTGGTAGTACACAGAGAGGTTTTTCAGGTTGGTGATGAGCACGACATCTTCAGGAATACCCGGCACAAAAACGGTCGGTAGTCCTCCAATCTTTTCCTGACTGACAATGAGCTGCGCGGCCAGCAGTTCGGTATTCGGATTGGTCTGGCTGAGCGCATTCACTTTCGGCAGGTTCACTTTCAGCAGTAGATCGGACGAGAGCACAGTCACCAGACCGGGAGCGCGGCGGAACCAGGGATCCATAAGGCTGTGACGTGCATCGAGCACGGCGGCATCAATATTGCCGTAGGTGCCTGACGCGATTACCGCGTTATTCTCATCGCGGGAGGTCAGCGAGATACCTGGCATAATGCGCTGCGGCGCTTCATTGCGGATTTTTTGCAGCCAGCCAACGCCGCAATCCTGTAATAACGGATAGGTTGTGCGGTCCGAGTTTTCAGAGTAATGCGTGCCATTAAAGCCAATCATCTGGCGATCCAGCCCCAGCTGACGAGCCATCGCATTACTGATTAATGACTGAAATTCAGGGTGACCGGCCCACGCGTCCAGCTCCGCATACGAAAGCGCATAGTCATAGTTGGTTTTGCGGCAGTGGTAGTTCTGCGGCTCTTTGTTATGGTTCGGTGCCGGGTTGCGGCGGTTGGTACCGTCCGAGCTGTTATTGGTGCTCGCCATCGGCCCCTTACTGCCAATTTTTACTTTCTGCCCTTCCTGCTCTTTAACCCCGAAGTGGTTAACCTGCCTCATGAAGTCATCCGACTCCATGGCAGCCTGTTCCAGTTTTTGCTGGATTGTCGGATCAACGCTAAAGCGGTTCGCAACGGCAGAAGGTGAAACGCCGTTCAGCTGCGCCTGTCGCACAATGTAATTATCAAATAGTTCGCGGGTCTGGTTTTCCATGGTTACCTCTTAGAAGTCTGCAAGCTGCGCGCTGCTGTTGCCGGTTGCCGCCGGTCGTGCGCTGTAATTTTCTGCGGGCTGGAACTGAAGCTGACCGCGCAGCTCGTTAAGTTCGCTGGTCAGTTGCTGAATGGTGGCTTTATCCTGCTGGCGTTCCTCCTCCAGCGCACTGAACCGGTCAATCTGATCGGCCTGAGATTCTGCAACGGCTTCAACAACCTGATGTAGCTGACTGAAACGCTGATCGTCGGTTTTCTGGCCTTTATTGAGAATGCCCATCATGCGGTTAAACCAGTTGGCTCCCTCCTCACTGCGCTGGGCTGCCAGTTCGATCACTTCAGCTTCAAGCGCATCGGAGAACAGCGGCGCCTCAATCTGCTGGTTATTGAAGGCCATCACCTGCGCGCGCTGCTGGGCGGCGAATTTAAGGCGCTCAGTTCCCAGGCTCGCTGGTGTGTCCGTCATCGCCAGGCCGACCACATACGCCTTGCCGTTGAGTGCAAACTGCGGATGCAGCTCAATACTGGAATAGATTTTTTTACCTTCATCGGTAAGCTGCTTCATTCGTGCCGACGCATCGATCTCGGCATAAAGCGCCGTACGACCGGCCAGCGGTCCCTCGGTGATATCCTCCGCGCTTAAAGCAACAACATCCCCCATGGCGCCAAAATTGCTGTCAGGAAGCATGGAGAGATAGTGCTCCACGTTCACGCGGGCGCCGTAAACGGCCGGGTTGTAGCTCGCCGCCGCATCGCGGAGGTGCTGCGGCTGGATCTCGCGCCCGTCAACGGTGGCGCCGGAAACCGCAACGCGAAACTTTTTGCGGGCGGGTTTAGTCGTGCTGGCCATGTCGTTTTATCCTGTTGATTAATGTCAGTCGCTGCATCATCGCAGAGCCTGAAAGCCCGGCGCCACGCGGTTTTGTTGTCGGTGAACGGCCAGACCTGAAAGCCCGAGCCGCGGGGATCGCGCGCAGGTAATCTCCCTGCTCAAAAGGGGGAAGTGATGATTCAGGATGCGTTTATTCGATTGAGGGCAAAGCAGCTCTACTGGCAGGGTTACCCGCCCGCCGAAATTTCGCGACTAATGGGTATCAACTCAAACACGGTTTATTCGTGGAAAAAGCGCGACGCATGGGATGACACAACGCCCATCAAACGGGTGACGCAATCCATTGATACCCGTCTCTGCCAGCTGAGCGCGAAAGACAATAAAACCAGTGGTGATTTCAAAGAGATTGATCTGTTAACCCGGCAGTTGAAAAAGCTGGATACCGGGCAGGCCTCCACTACCACCGGCGTTAAAAAAACCAGTCGTCGCAAGAAGAAAAATCACTTCTCCGAGGAGCAGATCGAGGCATTGCGCTCAAAAATTCTCGACTCTCTCGCATGGCACCAGCGCGGCTGGTATGAGCAGCGCGATCAGCGTAACCGGATGATCCTCAAATCGCGGCAGATTGGGGCAACTTGGTACTTTGCACGCGAGGCATTGCTGGGCGCACTGAGAACGGACGTTAAGCACGACTACCAGCGCAACCAAATTTTTCTGTCAGCATCCCGCAAGCAGGCGCTACAGTTCCGCAACTTCATCCGCAAAGCGGCTGAGGAGGTGGACGTCGAACTTAAAGGCGGTGAGCAAATCACGCTGTCAAACGGCGCGGAGCTGCATTTTCTCGGGACGTCGGCGGCGACGGCGCAGTCGTACACCGGCCACCTGCGATTTGATGAGTTTTTCTGGACAGGAAACTTTATCAACCTGCGCAAGGTTGCCGGCGCCATGGCAACGCTCAAAGGCTTAACGCGCACATACTTCTCCACGCCATCGAGTGAAAGCCATGAAGCCTATCAGTTCTGGACCGGCGATCGGTGGAATGCGAAACGACCTAAAGCGCAGCGGGTTGATTTCGACGTGTCCTGGAAGAAAACGCATAGCGGCGTGCTTTACCCGGATAAAACGTGGCGGCAGATCGTCACTATTCAGGACGCTATTAACAACGGCTGGGACTATACCGACATTGATGAAATCAGGGACGAAAACAGTCCCGATGAATTTGAAAACCTGTACATGTGCGAGTTCGTCAAAGACGGCGAAAGCGCGTTCAATCTTAGCCAGTTACTGGGGTGCGGCGCTGACGGATATGACGACTGGCCAGACTGGAAACCGTTCGCCAGTCGCCCTATGGGCCAACGTGAGGTGTGGCTGGGCTACGACGCCAACGGCAGCAGCGGCAATGGTGATGCCGGTGCTCTGTCCGTGACGGTCCCTCCCCTTGTGGCTGGCGGCCGGTTTCGCACGGTTGAATTGAAGCAACTGCGAGGACTTGAGTTTGAGCAGCAGGCGGCGGTCATCAAAGAGGCAGCCGAGCGCTACAACGTCACTCACATCGCCATTGACGGGCAAGGCGTCGGGGAGGCGGTCTGGCAGATTGTTAAAAACTGGTTCCCGGCGGCTATTTGCTACCAGATGAGCCTCTCTTCCAAGCGCGCCCTAGTCCTCAAAATGTTGCAGGTTATACGAGCCGGCCGCTGGGAATATGACCGCAGCGAGCAAGGTCTGGTCAGAGCCTTCAACGCTGTTCGCAAAGTTGTTACGCCCGGCGGTTTCATCACTTACGAAACTGACCGATCGCGCGGCGTAAGCCATGGCGATATGGCGTGGGCAACCATGCTTTCGATTATCAATGAACCGTTGGGCCAGGAAAGTGGCGGCGGTGGTTTCGCAATGGGATGGTAACTGTGAAAAAGAAATACGGTAAAAAGCCGATAACCAGCACCGCCGGTTCTGACATTGTGGAGTCACTGAAGGCCGATCCCGCGTTGACAGCGTTCAGCTTTGACGGCCCTTATCCCGTGCGGGATATGGCCGATTTGCTGGACAATCTCTATTGCATGGACAACGGGCGATACTATGAGACGCCAGTAGATTTTTACGGACTGGCTAAAGCTCCGCGCCAGAGCGCCTGGCATGAGTCGGCGTTGTACTTCAAACGTAATGTGCTCACTGGCTGTTTTATCCCGCACAAGCTGCTCAATCGCCAGACCTTTTCCGCGTTTGCGCTGGACTGGTTCACGTTTGGCAATGCCTATCTCGAATTGCCGCGTAATCGCCTGGGCGGCCCGCTTCCCTTCAAACACTCTCTTGCGAAGTACACCCGGCGCGGGAGCACAGATCTCGATCAATACTGGTTTATTCGGCGCTGGAAAGAAGAGCACACGTTCAAATCAGGAACGGTATGTCACGTTCTGAACCCTGATATCAATCAGGAGGTCTACGGTATGCCGGAATATATGGCAGCACTGCTGGCCGCCAGCCTGGCCCACTCCGCTGACATGTTCCGTAAGCTTTACTACGACAACGGATCGCATGCTGGATGCATTGTGTATATTGGCGCCGGACAGGTTGACGATAAAAGCATGAAGGCAGTCAAAGAGACGTTGACCGGTGCGCGCGGTAAAGGCGCATTTAAAAACCTGCTGCTGCATGCGCCAGGCGGCGGCAAAGACGGCGTGCAAATCCTCCCCTTCCAGCAGATCACGGCGAAAGATGAGTTTATCAACATTAAGAACGCCACACGTGACGACATACTCGCAGCGCACCGTATTCCGCCGCAGCTGATGGGCGCCATGCCAGAGGGAAACGGATCATTTGGGGATATCGAGAAAGCCGCCCGGGTCTACGCTATCAACGAGCTGACGCCCGTAATGGAGGCGCTAAAGGTGGTCAATGAGTGGATCGGAGAAGAAGTGATCCGCTTTAACCCTTACGCGTTGCTTTCCCAAGAGAAATAACCGCCAGAAAATTCAGTTTCTTTAGACAACATCAGCCATTTATAACAGGCCAGCGTTTTCGCTGGCCTCATCTTTTCTGCTTAAAAAATCCCGCATCAGCTACCCTCTACGCATCGCTACTTTTTTTCTGTGCGAGGCATGCCTCTACCTAAAATCACCGCTCACCGTGACGCAGAATCCATGAGATCGCGCATTCTGCCGCCTTCCCTACCCTGACCCGCTTGCGGGGGCTTGCCCCCCGTCACCTGCGCGCATCTATCCTGCCGTTTTTCGTGCATGCACAAAACCCGTCACAGACCGCACCCCTCCTGGGCTTAAAGGGGGTAAAATCCATCAAAAAATGTGCGAATTTGTGCTCCCGTGTGCATCACGCTGAATATGGCCATGTATGTTTAGGAAGTGCTCTGCGTAGCAGATACAGATTTCATCTACCTATCGCTATGTTTAGAGTTCGTTCTGAGCGAGGAGCAGACGTGGGTTTGACGGAAGTTATCTAGATAAGAATGTACCGCTTTACAGAGGTAATTAAAATCCGTCAAGACGCGGTAATTATTCAATATAAATAATTACCGCGATTTAGTAAGTTAGCCAATTAATGACATCCATAGCTTACGTAGATGCGGGAACAGTTGATCATTTTTTGTCTTATACTCTTCAATAAGCATTAAGATATCTTCATCATCCAATGGCAGAATGTATCCACGATCGTCTTTGGCTGTATCTTTGCAGCTTTGATATAATTTCTCTTTATTTTCTATACTTCGACACACCAAGATTCCAACCTTCCCTCTACTAATTGAGAAACGCCCAGACAATTGATCCAACTCTGGATTACCAACTTCTTTACCATAATTTTTACATTCAATATATATCATTGAAGAGGGATAATGCATACCAATCCATTTAAAAAAACCAAATGTAGCCTCATTGCAATATGAAATATCAATTCTTTTTCTTCCCTCATGAATCTTATGCTGCTTTGTTGGATGACAAAAAGAAGGGTAAAACAAAATTGAAAAAAGCTTTTCAATTAAGTCCTCATATTTAGTTGCATCATCCCTTCCAGGAACTATAGACTTCAATTCATCAATAAATGGTTGAAAATCTACTTTAGGGGATTCGTTTTCCATTTCAGCAAAATCAGAGTGTGGTAATGGTTCAGAAGGAGAATCATTTTTCCTCACTCTATATTCATCAAGAACATGAGGATACTTAAGCGTTTGCTCAACGATCGCAAGCTTGTCTTTCCCATATTTATCCATTAGACTTTTTTTAGTTACCCTATGCTTACCATTCTTCAATAACTGAATCAGTTCTGAGCCAGCTTTTAAATGTTGTTTTTGCATCTCAGGTAGTAAAAAATGCCTATAGTACTCATCATGCTGATATGTTATTTGATGCCTTACAATGATTTTCGGAACAAGGATTACTTTACCTTCATTAGTCATAGGCAACGACACATATCCTTGTTCCCATTTTTCTTCTCTTGGATTCCAGATAGGCCCAGATGGAATGTTAGCAGTTAATTCAATACCATAATAATTGCAAATGTCTTGTGTATATTTTATTAATGGACCTCTTAAAATGTTTGAAACGGCATCAGAAATCATATCAGTTCCAATACCTTCAATTAATAAAGCAGTATCTTCTAAATCCTGTAATAGACCAGATTTGGCGGCCTTACTTTTTGTTAAAGCACCCCAAACAGTCTTCGCAGCACCTTCACCAAAACCATGGCCTCTTGATTTTCCACTAGAGTATCCCAAATGATACTCATTCCTTTCGTTTAAACATGAAAGAAGATTTTGCGCTTTAACATCCTCACCTTCTTTTATTAGCTTTAGTACTGTTTCAAAATAATTTTGAAGATGAGAGGATAACTCAACACCCCAAGGCGAATTGAGAGACTTAATTGCAGCTGGATCTAAAAAAACCTCAATATCTGTATCTAAAGGAACATCTACGAAATCCAATTCCGATTGATTTCTTTTAATTCCAAAAAATTCCGAAAAACGCATATGCATTCCTCTAAAGTTTTAATGCCACGTTATTAATAAAGCATGACCAGATTCTTTGGTCAAGGAAAGCAGGTTTGACAAAAGTCGTACCACACCGCACCAGATCTTCTCTACTCTAATTAATGCAGTGTAGACATACTAACATCAGCTACTGGCACTGAGCTGCTTCGAAGATCAGGCTTTTCTCCGTACCCAGTCATTACTAGAGCAAGCCTAAACCTAGCATACTTATAGGTTACTATGTTTCTCTTACTCAAAAGCACTGATTTGCTGAGAATCCGATTGCGATCCTGCTACTGCATTTTCTGGTTCTGCTCCGACTGGATACCATGGATAAAGTCTATTAATGACGCATACTTAAGCCTTTCTTGAAGAGACTCACTGTTCGCAAAATTCACTGGCCCAATGGTTAGTTACAATACCAAAGACAATTTCCAGACGCACAGTCGGGCGCAAACGTGAAACACGGCTCGACGCCACTATCATGCACCATTCTGTTTCGACAACATGTGTACCTCTCGTACTTTTCAGCCATAGATTGTCGCCTGGGGCCGGCACTGATGGCAGATCCAGGACTATCTCAGGGCGAGTACTCTTTTTAAGCCAGGTAACGATATCTTCATGAATTTCTACAGTGAACGTGGTCATAACTTCTTCCTGATAGCCCTTTGACAGCGATCAAGCAGCTCACTTTGTTTGATTAATGATACCGGGGCGTGGTTGGCGTGTTTAAACAACCGGCGCTCCACTATTAACTCCCCTTCTCTGATGGCAAATTCCATTTCGCCACGCGACAGAATGCAACCACCTACTAATAATCTAACCTCCCCGTCACTGAGAATGATATTACGTCTATTCAGTTCGGCGATCGCATGGTCAGGCACTTCTTGCGAGATCCCGCTAATCCCTTGCTGCGGTGAGTTTCGCCCTTGACCGGTCGCTGCCGTGCCGTTCTGTTGAAGTAAAGCTGCCTCTGAATTTTTCTTTTTGAATTCCGAAGCCGCTGCGGCGTAACTGTCCGCACGCCGCAGCGCCTCGATCCGTAACTGCTCGCGCCAGCGCTGCTCTGCCTCTTCCTGCGTCAGGTTCATATCTTTCGCGGCGGTGACTTTTGGCCCCCACGCCAGCGCGGTTTCGTCATCAATCGACGAACGCAGGCCACGCGCAGTACGCGTGAAGGCTTGGTCTGAATTTTCGCGGGCGGATTTTCTTAGTCGACTGGTGATCTCCAGCCTTTGCTGGCGTGAATATCGCCTTAAATCTTCGATATTCAGCGGAAGTTCTGTCATTGAACTGTCGTCTGGCGATGTTTTATTAGCTAGTACTGCTGTTTCTGATTGTGGTTTTTCATTCCAATCGGAGCGCCCCGTACAGTTATTGACAGAACTCCGAGGGGCCGCGTCGCGGCCTTCTAAGGTCAAATTCTCGACCGGTGACGGCTTGCGCTTCGGTACAATTTTGTAATCGTTGGGGCGGGTATAAATGACCGATTCACTGATCGTAAAAGGACAATAAACGCCGGTGATTTTGGCGACCGTGTCACCATAATCATTGCCGTTTTCTGTGTATTCGTAATTGAGGCGCACGCGCAGGCAATCACGGGTTACAAACGGGCCGCCCTGGGCGTTGACATATCCCGGCCAGTCGGGCGCATCAGCGGCAGCGCGGGCCGCTTCAAGTTCCGGGTGTAAAACAAGCTCACGACTCCCCAGCCGCCGCAGCTCCCGCCAAGTAGATACAGGCGCGCCGCCAATCTGTTGAAACTGGCGAATACTCCAGCGTGAAGCCCACGCCCGCACGCGCATTGCCATCTCTTTAACGGGCTTGCCTGATTCGTGATCAAACTCGCCATCCATGCCATAACCGTCGATATTTTTAGAGATGTACTTCGCGATGTATCCCGTTGCCGATCCAAACTCTTCATCAATTGGTTTGGCAGTAAAACGATATTCAGCTGCACCAGGTTCGCTTCCATCTTCCTGGAGGGCGTACTCGTGGAAAATATCAGTGGCAAGCTCTACCTCTTCAGGGCGGAGAAATAACAGCAGGTGCCAGTGTGGCGTTCCGTCGTGATGCGGCTCGGCGACACGAAAACCAAATGTGCGGATGCCTTTCCTTCTCCATTTTGCCCGGACACGTGACCAGACATTGCAAAGGTACTTTTGAGTTTTGCGCGGGCTGGCGTTGCAGTATTTATCGTTACGCTTGCCGGAATGCACGTGCGTGGCGTGATAACGTGACGGTGCGGTCAATGTGTAGAACATGCCCGCCAGTCCCATCTCGTTAGCCATATCCTCAAAGCCACGCATACGCACCATTAATTCATGACGGGCGATCTTCGGGTTGGAAACGCTGCCCATGACTTTATCGAGCAATGAGCTACGCTCGCCGGTGTCCTGGTCTTCCAGCTCCATCGCCTGAAGGTATTCAAAGTTGGCCTTCTTTTGAGCCGTCCACTCTCTGAGACAGGGTTCAGAGCAGTAAGGTGATGACACTTTACTGACGTAAGTCGTGGCGATCATGAGGTGCTCGCGCCAGCGGTCATGGATTTTGCGGAGTTTACCCAGCCACCATTTATCTTTTTGAAGTCTTGCAAAAAAGCGCAATGCATCATCAGCACTCAGCGTTTCATCGCAATATTGCCCCCAACCCGGGATCGCAATATTGAGGGCCGTCGCCTTGCTGGCAATGGCGCCGTAAGCGTAGATCGTGGAAAACTCCACGTCGGAGGTTTTCTCGTGCTGGAAATCAAACTCGCGCATAAACTCGCTTTTCATCAGGTTAGCGAGTTTATAGGCCAGTCGTTTCAGGCGCTTTTTGTCGGCCCAGGGCAGCAAATGAAAATCATCACGAAGCGGAAAGAGGATTGCCGGTAGGTTGCTTTGTGGCAGGTATTGAGCATTTACCGCATCAACGCGGCGTAGCACATGACGCTCAAACGTACTGAATAACCAGCGCACGGCCTGCTTTGGATCCTGACGCTCCAGTGACTCCAGGTGCCGGGAAAAACGCTTATGGATAAACGCCGGTAGCGCCTGCACGCGTCGGCGCAGGTAACGAGCGTGCCTTGCGCGATCGAATGATTTGCGCGCCTCGCCTTCACGAGGGCGCATTGGCGCCCGATAAACGACGTCAACAAGATCGCTATAGGCGAGCGCCTTACGCTCGCCTTTTGGGGTGAGATACTCAATTACTGGATCTTCGACGTCGTTTGGGTTAATGGCCTTTCGTTCGGCATTCCAGCTCCATGCCAGGACTTTGGAATCAGGCATAGCTCACCGTCGTTATCTTATTTTTCCAGGTCAACGCCACAACAAGCCGGCGCGCCAAACATTTCGGCATATGTCGCATCGCCCATTACCGCCCCACAGTCCGGGCAACCTCCGCCACCAGAACGACCGCAACCGCCACACACGCGAAGTACGCCAATCACTTCACCGGCCATATCGCGGGTTTTGGCGCTAACGGAACGTCGAACTCTGAAGGAGTGGAGATTGAAAGCGGAGTAGATATGGCGTGTTTCTGGTGTGTCGCTATTCGAGATGACCGAGCGCGTTCCATGCTGGCGATTAACGTCCAGCAACGCCGTAACCAAAGCGCGGTGATCATCCAGGGTAAATGGCTTGCCGTAAGCGGTAAAATTGGCTGTTTTGCTAGTCGGGATGTACGGCGGATCGCAGTAAATCACGGAGTCCAGGCGATTCCTGGCGACGTACGGAATGGAAGTACGAAAATCATTACTAAGAAAGAGCGCGTGAGTATCCCGCGCCTTTTCGGCAAATAGGCGCATTTCTGCTTCTGGAAAATAAGGCGCCTTATAGCTGCCAAAGGGAACATTGAAACCGCCATCCCTGTTGGTGCGATAAACCCCGTTAAAGCAGTGGCGGTTCAGGTATAAAAATGAGGCCGCCCACCGTACAACGTAATCATCTGCACACTCGTCATCCCACGACAGGTGGTTGAACAACTTGCGCTCTTCGTAATAGCTATCTTCGTTATTGCCATTTCTGAATACGTTCCTGGCGATCAGTATCAATCTTTCAGGGTCTTCCCTGAGCGCGCGGAAGAAATTGATCAATGCGCGATTGCTGTCACAAAGCACATAGCGGCGGTATTCCGTATTCATAAAGACTGTGCCACTGCCTACAAAGGGCTCAATCAAGCAATCAGCTTTAGGTAAGTGCTTCAGCAGCTCCGGCAACACGCGGGTTTTACCGCCAGCCCACTTAAGAGGTGACTTAATCATTTGCGGCATTCCTGGTTATAGGTTTCATGGGTCATCAGTCGCCACTGCTTACCACCGTTTTTGCTGAGCAAACGCCAACGGAGGCCAATGCGGATCACGAGATAGGCGTGTGGCTTGACGCGGGTGTAATTACGCTGTCCACGAGCAAAGCAATTCAGGGCGGCAAGCGCCCTCTTACAAACCGGCAACGGCGCGTTACAAACAACAGACAGATGCGAATGCATGGCGGCCCTCATAGCGATCCAATGTGTGCAGAGGTCAAGCGCTGCCAGATTTCGCAGACTTGCTCCGCTTGATATCGCGCGTCAGTGAGCGTGTAACGTGCCAGGGCGCTTCTCGCATGAGGCGCATAGTCTGTGGCAGCAGCAAGGTCGAGAAGTGAACGAATGCAGCGGTATTTTGTGCCTTCAGGGAAAATGCCTGACACCTCTAAGCGATCCACGGCATAACGAAGTGAAACCAGTTTTTCCGGGGCATCTTTGAACCATACGAATAACGCCGCGTTCCGGGGACAGGTATTGTCGGCGATGAAAGCAGCAAGGCTGCAAAGTGCATCTTCTTCAGCTTCGGTTGCGCTCATTACTTCGGCGCGCCAGTGAGAGTCTTTTTTCATCCAATCGAATGCCGTTCTAATGCTGATACGGCCCTTCAAGCTTTCAGATTTACGAATGTCTATCGAAGAATAAAAAACCTTTCCGATCTGCCCTGTTGAGGGTTCAAAAAACACAGCTTCAATGGCACACAGAGGTGATGACGGTTTCTTACTAACGTTAATCAAATCGATCATTAAGTGATTCATGGTCTACTGCCCTCGCTGGTGATTGTTTCGTGGTTGGCTATCCACTGCTCAAGTGCTGAATAAATCTCTTCGGGGGTAAGGCCTTGCTCTTTCAGCAGGCCCATACGGATGCGCAGCAATCCGAGTAAGTGGGCGCGCTCGCCTTTGCGCGCATTGGTGCTGATTCCCATAAACTCTGGATCGCTTATTCCGCCTTCCGGCTTTATTGACGTAACCGACATGCAACCTCCTGAAAAAGGCAAAACGTATCTCCGGCAAAGTAAATGCCGTTATTTTTGAAGCGGGTTAATCAATTGTTTTAGCGCGATTTTCTTTTAATCTGCTTGAATATCCTTTCATGCCAGTAATACATGAAATCAATAAAGGTCATTCGCGCGCGATCGTGATTACCGCGAATTGCTTTTTCGAGCCCGTAAATTATTAAATCTTTAGACGGGCTTTTTGAACTAATGGTGATACGAGCACCATTTTTTAGATGTACAGTGAACCCCTGCTCGGCACTTTCCACTGCTTCTCGAATCAGCATTTCCTGTTCCCAAGATGTTTTTTCTTCGGTGAACATGGCGTACTCCGATGATCAGTTAAAGCGAGGGGGCTCCAGCCGCCAGGAGGCTCTAGCTCCCAGTTTCAGGTGTTCCAGGATCTCCGGTGTAACCTCTACGGTTACCTCCTGCGGCTGAACAAACTTCATAGCCTTCTTCAGTTGCTCAGCGTCCAGAGATAGCAGGTCGTATGGTTTAGGGATATCACCATCGGTCACGGAAATAATGATGTTGCGGAGTTCTTCAAGAGTGCATTCATCATTCTCGCCTTGAAGCATTGCGAAATGATAAAGGTGGGATACGCCGTGGCGTAAAAGCTGGAGAGAGTAATCATGATTCCATTCCAGAAACTCTTTATTGAAATGGAAGCATTGTAAAAGCGAGTTAATTTTGTCTGCATATTCGAGTTTCATTTTCGCCCCCAGAGATTAAAAAGCAATAAACCGCTTTTTACTCATGATTCTGTCAATCGTTCGGCATGCTTCTGATAAAGCAAAGTCAATGCCGTAATAATGGCCTGTGTGCGTAATTTGATAGCGCCGGCGGTTGTACGGTTTTTTGCGTGGGAGTTTCAGAATAGTAAAACCACAGTAGAGGCTGGTTTTGCTATTGAGCTGTGATACTGATCCGCGGCTACCGTTCTTCATGTTTCCTCTCCTGAAACCAGTTATCGACCTGGCTCACCAAGACCAAGCCACATCAACCAACCTTCCCTGATCTCCTTAGGACGACTTTCGTAGGCCAGTTTCATGCCGTTGTTCCAGGCTGGAAGGTAAACCCAGTATTCGCCGGCACGGCCAGAAGTAGACTGGGGATCGGTCATCTCGATTACAGGAAGCTTCCCTTTCTCGATCATTCCTCTTACCGCAGCCGGTGTTTTCCCGATGAGTCTGGCAAATTCCTGATAAGGAACCGCATCAGTCGTGCTTGTGATTTGCTTTACCATTAACATTTCCTCGTTATTCGGTTCATGGATTGCTCTTAATGGCTTATAGTTGGCTTTAGTGTTCAATACTAAACACTTAACTGTTTACATCTAAACACCATACTATTGAGATCTAAACACCATGTCAAACGCGTTAAACGAGAAAATCGTCTTAATAAGAAAGTCTGAGTATCTAAGTAGACAGCAACTCGCTGATCTAACAGGAATTCCTTATGGGACTTTAAGTTATTACGAAAGCGGACGCTCAACCCCACCAACCGACGTAATGATGAAGATTCTGCAAATACCTCAATTTACTAAATACACACTGTGGTTTATGACCGATCAGGTTTCGCCTGAAGCCGGTCAAATCGCACCGGCACTCGCACACTTTGGGCAAGACTTAACAACCTCGCAGCACTCAGACCAAAAGACTGGTTAACAATTAACCAGTCCTACATACATTTCAAATGTCTATTATTGGTCGAAAAGTATTCATCACATAATTGCAACGCGTTGAGGCCTAAAGGCAAACGCAACCATCGGAGGGTTTTCTTATGACTATTAAGAAACTCGATGATGGTCGATATGAAGTGGACATCAGGCCTGCTGGTCGCAATGGAAAGCGTATCCGCAGGAAGTTTGATAAGAAAAGTGAAGCGGTAGCTTTCGAGAAGCACACGCAGTTCAACCACCACACCAAAGAATGGTTATCAAAGCCGACGGATAAGCGGCGTCTGTCTGAACTGATACAGCTTTGGTGGAATTTGAAAGGCAAGCATGAGGAGCACGGTCGGATAAACCGCAACAAGTTAGATATTTTTTGCAGGATTACCGACGATCCTTGTGCTTTTCAGATTACAAAAGCACTGATTAGTCAGTATTACGCGGCAAGAAGAAGCTTGGGCATTAAAGCTTCCACCATTAACCGTGATCTCAACAGCATCAGTGGTATGTTCACAGCGCTTATCGAGGCCGAGTTGTTTTCGGGTGAACATCCGATCAGAGGGCGGAAGAAGTTGAAAGAAGAAGTCCCCGAAACTGGCTATCTGACAGAGGACGAAATCAAGCACTTGCTCTTTAAACTGGATGGCGACAACAAGAAGATAGCTGTTCTGTGTTTAAGTACTGGTGCTCGCTGGGGCGAAGCGGCTCGACTCAAGGCGGAACACATCATACAGAACCGTGTGACGTTCGTTAAAACCAAGAGTAACAAGCAGCGGACTGTTCCAGTTTCTGCGGAAGTGGCAAAACTCATAGCGGATGGTAAGCGAGGGTTGTTATTTGGTAAGGCGTCTTATTCTGACTTCAGGCAGATACTCAGGGAGGTAAAACCTGATCTTCCGACCGGCCAGGCGACGCATGCACTACGCCACAGTTTCGCGACGCATTTTATGATTAATGGGGGGAGCATAATTA